GGTAAATTAATTGATTCTTTTACTTGTGTTTTTTGGATTAGTGTTGATACCAAACTTTTTCTACTCTGAACTGATTCTAAAATAGTGGTAGGAGACGTATAGATGAGATTGTCGATGTTTTTGTACTTGTTCTCACAAACCACATCTTTGATCCATTTAGATACGTCAGAAACGTTTAGATTAGGTAATAATTTTTCAATCTGTCTGATTGATTCTGAAATATATAGTTCGGCAGTTTCTTTGTCTAAACCTTGATTCTTGTCGAGTTCAGTGTAAAGGTGAGTCAAACTACTAATTGCTTTATTTTCCAAAACAATTTTTTTGAAGTTTAAGGTGTCTTCTTTCATAGTACCATTCACATAAGCTGATACCATTTTTGACTCAATTTTAGATAAAATTTCTCCGAAGTTCATTTGATATATTTTTCTATAAATATATTAATTTATCAATTTGCCCAAAACTTTCTCCATTTCCCCTAAAGAACGTCTTCCTTTTTCCAAGTCTAATTCATCAATATTTGTTGAATCACCATTTTCGAAAAGCATGTTCATTTTTTTTGTTTTACTTTCTGGTGTAACTTCACCTGTTGTCGGTGGTACTTCTCCTTCAATCGGAGTTGATTCTGGAGTTCCAAAATCTGTACCAGTCTCCATGCCAAATTCGTCGGTAGTTGTTTCACCAGTAACAGGCGTTTTACTACCATATAAATTATCCACATTATCGAATAAACCTGTTTTAGTAATAACGTTAGGTGTATTTTGAATTTCTGTCGCCACAGCTTTTTCGAGTCTCTGTTGTTGTAAATCAAGTTTGATTTCCTCATCCGAGAAACCTAAAACATGTTTTTTAGCCCATGATTGAGATACCGGTGCAATACCCTCAATCGGCATTACAGCATCTTTGTATAACAACATTTTTTCTTTCCATACATCAATCGTCAACAAGTCAGCCTGTTTTGACGGGTTTGTCAAACTGAGTTGGAAGGAACCTAATTCATCCTCAAATCCCAAAAGAAATAAATGAATGATTGCGATTTTATTCAATTCAGCAATCATTGATTTCTGAATTCTGTTGATTGTACGAGCAAAACGAATGTCTTGTAAAGATAAGTTTCTACCATCACCAACTACTTCTTCAAATCCCAAGAATGCTTTGGGGATTCTAAGAGCTGTCAACAATTTCTTTTGGATGTACTCAATGTCAGCAATTTCAGATAGATTCTGTGCTCCCTGTAAAGTTTCGATTGGGTTAGGTGCTGATGGATCACGAACAGGAATAAAGAAGTCTTGGTCCACAGCCATTTGGTTGAATCTCATGTCTACGTTACCTGTCGTTGGATCTGTAACCATATCCTTTTTGAACTGAGCGGCAAATCTTTGTACATAAGGTTGGATGTCACCGTCATCCATATTTCCAACATAAACTTTGAATACACGTCTTTCAGGTGCTCTTGATACACGATATACCAACATAGCGTCCTCACCAAGAACTAATTGTTTCCAAATTCTTCTAGCCTTTTCCAACATAGAAGTTCCATAAGGAAGTTTTCTATCATCACCTAACAATCTAAAGTGAGCAATTTCCCAACTCTTGAAATCAAGTTGTTTGTTTTTCCAAGTAAAGGTCAAACCTTCAACCTTATCCCCAGTGCCAGCTAAAGCAGCTCCTGAAGTTGCTCTACCACGCATTCCGACTTCAATCCTTTCAATTTCTATGTTTGGAAGTTGTAAACAACCTACAACGCCTTTCTCGGGGTCTAATTTTAAGAATACAAAGTTATCACCATATTTTGCGGTATTTCTAGTCCACATTGGTAGATTCGTATTTACATCCAAGGAGTTGTTAAATAGGTCACCCAATATGGATTTTATTCTCGGTGAATCTGAATAAATTTGTAACATATACCCATTCTCATCTACTGTTGTAGATTCTTCCGCATATGTGTCTAAAGCTGCTGAAATTTCAGGGGTATATTCCATAGACTCATAATCATAATATGATGCAAGTCTTGTTGGTTCATAGTAGACGGCTTGTGAATAAAGATTATTTTCAATCTTAGCCCATTGTTGTGTAATATAGGCGGTTTGTCTTGCTTGTAGTTTTTCTCTTTCGTACTCAGCTTTATCTGTAGTTCTGAGAAGTTCTTTTTTGTCAAATTTGTAGGTAGGAACATCCTGACCCAAAAGTGAGTTGGGACCAAAGGTTTGCGATAACCTCTGCCATATAGTTAGATTTTTGTCTTGCTCTGCCATTTTTACAATGTTAATCTATATCAAAATTTTATCAACGTCTTATTCCTCCGAATACCCATAAATAGTCTTGATAATCTCTTTTAGTCGGTTGATTTCTATATGCAGGATTATTCTCGTACATTCGATTGGGTAATTGAGGATTGAAAAACTGTTGATTTGGAGCTTGATATGACTCAACTTGCCAAGATTCCAACATTGTTTTTGCCTGTTCATTCACCTTACTAAGTTGTGTGAATGAAGTTTCTGCAACATATACCGCCATGGCAATAGCCATAATTAAATCATCATGTTGACCCTTCATGTGATCAGGTCTACCGTTGATATAAACAAAAGTACTCATCTCATTTAATAATCTATTTGATCGTACCTTCAGTCCATGTCTCAAAGCTTCCTCATAAGCAGCAATAATCTGCACCCTTTTCTGACTAAAATTTAATCCAGGTATTTTATCCTTTACCTTCGGATCAAATTTCCATTTATTACCATATTCAACACCCTCAACGTATAAATCCTTATATCCTAATTCTTGTAGTTTTCTTGAGGTTGCAACCCCCATACCACCAGTGATATCAATAACAATAAATGCCGAATACATAGTTCCCCATTTGTAAGCAATTTCTGCCAATACATCGGGTGGAACTTTACCCAAATATTCCGCCACTTGTTCTCTCTCATCGAAATCATACACTTGAATTGTTGAAAAATCTTCAGAATCACCTCTTGACACGTCAACACCCATAATATATTTGTGACCAATTTCTGGCTCCTTCCAAATCCAAAAACCACCACTAATCATTTTACCAATTGGTTCCTTGATTGTATTTTCAGTAATAGTTTCAATCAAATTAGAATCAAATACATTATCACCCGATCCCAAAAAATTACATTCCAATTCTTGAGCAACTTTTCGTTTGTCGTATTTGAGTTTTTTGACCATAGCTTCAAACCATGATGATGATGGTTTGTATCCCTCTTGAAATTTTTGTGTAATTTCTTCAAAATTACGTTCGAATGGATTCGTATTAGTATAATCAATTCTAATTTCATTGTCATTATATTCTTCACGATTCAAAAAGTAGTGGATAATGTCTTTAGTTTTGACTAAATATAAATCCTTAGTATATCGAGGGTCACGATACCAATACATTTCCGTAATCTTGAAATCATTCATATTTCTTAAGGCTTGATCGTAGATTTCATAATAAATCGGATCGTACCCGTTAGGTGTGGAAATAACTATAACTTTACCACCTGTGGACAAAGATGCCATACACGCAGCCCAAAAGTCTCCATCAGCATCAATAAATGCCGCCTCATCAAAAATCAGAATAGTTGGGGAGTATCCACGTAGTGCGTCTTTAGATGTCGCTACCGCTTTTATCTCACAACCATTTGTTAATTTGTAATGTTTGGCGGCGTTTTTGTCTGGTGAAAATCCAACACCTACCCAATCTGGCCATTGTGATGTAAACTCTCTAATTTTGTTTGCAAATTCAACTGAAGTATCCTGTTTGTTTGCGATGATTAGTACTTTTTCAGGTTTGTTTTTTCTAGCAAAAACAAGTTTTTTACTTGCCCAAGCGGCAGTTACTGTTGATACTCCAGCCTGTCTGTATTTCAGAGCAATATTTTCATTGTATGAATCGTAATCTTCTACTAACCTGACTTGGTCAGGAAACAACTCCAAAGGAACGTAACGTGATTGAGTATTATCGTAAGTTTGTAAATAAGTTTTCAAGGCGTATGACGTACTTGCCATACACTTGGAGTATTCTAAAAGTAATTGTTCCTTAGATAATCCCATAAAGTAGTTTAGGATCTACTAATACCCAAACTACCTAAAAAGTCATCTAAATCACCCAAATCATCGTCATCATCGGAATCAACGTCTGTTGCTGATTGATCGTCAGTTCCATAATCTTCATCATCATGAATTTCGTTTAGATGGTCAACAATTTCTGTAACCATTCTATCCAAGATTTGAGTTGCTTTAGCATCACCTCTAAGAATTGCCTTCGCTAGTTTGAAAAATTCTTCAGCAGTGAGTGCCGAAAAACGAGCAAATAGGTAGTTCTGTATCCATCGTTTATCTTCATCAAATAATTTTTCAGGATACGATGCTACAAACTTTTCCCATAATACAGGTCCAAGTCTGAGATCCCAAATTTCATTTGCCAAAGTATCTGTTGATGCCATAACCATTTCGGCTTGTTTTGGGTCATCTGGTAATCCTTGAGTTCCGAGGATTTCCATGGTACCCTTAATCAATTCATGGACAAGAACAGGGAAAAATACCCCACGAGCTTTCACAGTCGGAGGGTCTGTCTCAATATCAACTTCTTCTTTTCCTGCGATACCTCCTTGACCCATCATACCTTCCATGACTTGATCAGGTAAGACCCAATATAATAAATCGTTTACTGACATAAGGACACCATATAGATTCAACAAACGTGGATCAAGTCTATCTAATTCTTCTTTTACCAGTTCAAACATATAGTGACCTTTTTTAGAAGATCCTTGAATTAGAGCGTTGATGAATCTTCTTTTAGCCTTTTCAATATCGTACCTTTCGAATGCACTTACAAAATCATCAATCTGATCTTCTTGTTGTTGAAAGTTTTGTTCTATCTCCTCTTGTTCAGGTTCTTGACCTTCTTTGGAAAAACCTTCCATTCCAATTTCACCCATTCCAACTAGTTTAGCATCATATTGAACTTGATCGGGTCTAACACCCATTTCTTTACGAACCAAATCAACCGCTAAATTTTCTAAATATTCTTTATTTTCAGATTGTATACGAAACACGTCTCTTACAGCGCCCATCATTGCCATCTGTAAACCCATAAGGGCATTCTGACTACTTACTTCTTCTTGACCGGTATATCTTTTTACTTTTTCAACCACATCACGAAATCTTTTTGATGCAATTTTTTCTTCAAATGAAACGGGTATGGTTTCAGATTTTACATCAGGGAACGCAGGATTTTTTGAAAGAGGTGTCTCCCCTTTCTCCATTTTACTTTTGATGTCGGGAGACATTCCTTTAGTTTGTTTTTCAAACTCCCCTCTATTCTGAGCGTCTTGTTCTTGTATATTTTTTTTCATTACTTCTTGTTTTCAAAAGTAATTCCTAATTGGTCAAAAGTTAGATAATCAGGAATTTTTGTAACAGGTGCCTTAGGATTATTGTCCACCATATTTTTACCAGCCTTTGGTTTTGGTTGGTGTTTCGGATTTTTGAAAGGATCCATCTTACCAGGTTTTTCGGTAGTTCCTGGTTTTACTTTTGGTGGGGCAGTCGTTGGGGATTGTTCCATAGCTTCTTTTTTTGTCAAAGTATAAAGCTTTCCGATTGGTTTGTCCAATTTTGTTTTCCCGACTAATTTGTCCGTTGATGCGGATTTCAAAGATTTTCTTATGATACCACCTTCTTCCAACAAAGAAATGAACTCCTTCTTGGTCATTTTTGGGGTGAGATGTTTTTGAACTAACTTATCTATCGATGATTCCAAAATTGCCTGTACAGGATTTTTTCCCTCCTTTACATTTTTTTTCACGTCCTTGACACATCTCTCGAATTTCTTTTTCTGAGCGTCAGTATATGAATCACGATCTTTACCTTCTAGACCTAATGAAGACGTACATACCGCCCAAGGGTTGTACTTATTATCTTTTTCATCCAAGTCTTCAGATTCATCCATACCATCTTGATACATCCCGGGAGTTTGTCCAGGATCAACACCGAACCCATCATTTGTTGAAGCACCAACTTGATGAGGTTGTTGTGTTGTTTGACCAGATCCGTATGGGTTTAGAGGATCATCATCACCCTCTTTCATTTCTTTTTCGTATACTTGGTAAGTAGCACCCTTTTGTTGCAACTTAATTTC